TGTTCTATTTCTCGTAAGAATTTAAACCCTAGGAATCTAAGTAACTTAAGGTGAACTGTATTTCGTTTATCAACGATGTTCCAAAGTAACTTTTCTTGTCTACTGTCTACATAACGTTTTGCTTCCCTAGCAAAGGTTACTGGATATTTAAGGATAGCTGGTGTACAGAGCATCCAGATGCGCCCTCCTTCATGTACTCCTGCTACTCCTGCTAGTTCACCGTTAGGTACTCGGAAATACACCGAGTCCCCCATTTGATAGGCTAAAGGGATGATTATTGTAGGATCATGCCCATGACCCTCTTCAACCTCTCTACGGTCTTCTGGAAGTAAATTAGAGGCTACTTCAAAAGCAACCTCTTTAGTTAGTGGGTGAATGTATTCAGACACTTTTATAATAAGCGTTGGTGTAATCCCCTTCCCATGTCATTGAATATAATGTAGCTGGGGCAGGGTGGGAAGATTTAAGTGTTAAAGTTAAGTTCTTATTCTTTTCATAGGTTGGTACAGTTTGTGTTATCTGTTTATTAATACCAACTTGGTTAGCACTATAAATATCAGATAACAGTGGTTCCCAAGTTTTAGTGTATTGTGGTTTACCTGTTCTATCTAAAATCGTAGTATACATACCACTTGCACCAAAGTTTAATTTAACTCTATGAACAACTAATGAACCATTGGTATTAGAAATAGTATTATCACCTGATGTTTGAGTTGTATAGATAGTAGGGAATTCTACTTCCATATCAAAAAGATATCCAACAATAATATCATGACCAGTCCAGTCACCATCCCATTCTATATTATAATTTCCAGGATTACCAACAATACTAGCTGTAGTATAAGAACCTATAAGATCTGAATCTTGAGCGTCTGTAGTAGGATCAGAATTAGGTAAGGTAGTCGAAGCTTGATGACAATAGACAACAAGTTGACCTGTAGTACTATTGAATCCATCAGGCTTAGTGAATCCAGTTCTACCACTTGTAGTTGAATATCCTAATTGAGATGCTGTTATAACTTGACTATTATCTAAGTGGATTCTATAGGTAATATCATCAGTTGTATCAGTTGTATCTAAATCATCAGTGATAGATAAAGTACTAGTATCCATTTTAATTGGGATACGTTGCATAGTATCTTTACTATCGTCTCTGATTATAAGGTATAACGCATCATCTAATACAGCATGATGTTGTATTGTTCCACTGAAAGTCCATTTAAACCAAGCTTGTTGTAAACGTTTCTCACTAGTTGCATAATAACTGAATCCATATAATATATTCTTATCTTTTTCACTAAAGAATACAATCGAGTTTTCCCTAGAATTAGAAATCTTATTCAAATTTTTGTCAAATAATTTACTGACAACTTTTGTTTGATCAATAACTTGTGGCTCACCTTCACGTAATACATTTGCCATCTCCCAGAAACGTGAGTATTTACCAGCGTTATCTAAGAAACCAATTGTAGTACCAAGTGAAATTGGATTAGTATTATGATTAAAATTATAAGATGATATAGTATTTAACTTAGCAGTTTGTGGGCTAAGGACATCACTATCTGTAGTTAATAGAAATTGAGTAGTTTTGGTAAATAGTACTAGACCAGAGTTAGTATGTATACCATCATATAAATCGGCAGGGTATTCCGAACTACATGATATATCTATAACATCAGTAGCTGTATATGTGATAGAAGATTTTGGCCAGAAATTAAAGAATTCTCCTGGTTGAGATAAGATTACATCTTCTTCACTTAAGAATACTAATCTATTTCTCCAGAATATCATCTTATTGATATATCTATCTACATCAGCATCATCACCATCGACACCATTTTCTGTTGAAATGAAACTAGGTTTAGGTACTGTTGCAGTATCACCAACTAAACAATTGGTCCAAGTTATTTGTTGCAGATCGAATTCAACTTTATTATTAGAACTATTATATTTTCTAACTAATTGTACAGGCATTTTAGCTGGATCAAAAGATAGTAATCGTCCAGGTGCAGGGCATTCTTCCCAACTACCTTTACCATCTCTATCATTTTGTCCTTGAAATTTCAAATAATAATCATCTTCATTAGCTTCACTATTTTTAACCTTAACAACAAATCCATGCTTACATTGATGTGGTAAATCATCTATACTTTGAATTTCATCAGTAACTACATTCAATAATTCTTCATCAACTGCTGTAACATTAAAGCTAGCAGCATCAGTTAGATAGATACCATTACCAATTATTTGTACATCTGAATATGCATTATACCAAACACTATTAGAGCCATCAGATTTTTTCGCTGTAACTATTGCGTCTTGTATATCACCTAAAATTAACTCAGCTGTAGTCGATTGTTCATTATCAAACGGTGTAGGTTGTGGACGTATTAATCCAAGATTAGCTTGAACTTTTGCAGTACTTATAGAATCAACAACAATTTGATATAAAGCATTTTTCATCCAAACATAAAAGAAATCCCCTTGTGCCCAACCTTTACCACCATATAATAAATCTTCTGTAGTAGTATAACGTGTATAATATACAATACTATTACCAGAACCTTGTGGTATAGATTGAGATATATTTGTTATTTGAAAATATAAATCAGTTTTAGCTCCTACAGTTGTATTTCCTGGTATTACAGTTACATTACCTGAATCTGTACCAGAGCTATTAAGATAATCTGTAACGGTATAAGTATTATTATCTATTTTAGTTATAGTATAACGACCATCAGTGCTGCTAGCATTGAAATTTAGATGTACATCTTGACCAGTAGCATACCCATGACTCGAATGTGTAATAGTAATCGTAGCATTTGATCTAGCATATGTTATACCTGATGTAATCTGATCAGTTTTATTATAAACTGCAATTGTATATGTATAGTCATCATCTGTTAATTCTGTACCAGACCCTACAGAGAAAATATCTGTTGCTGTATTTGGTGCTAATGAATCTTCATGAGACCCTGCAGAACTTGTACATCTAGTAGATTGTGTTTCTCTCCCACCTCGTACAACCAGAGCTCCGCTACCATTACAGTAGTTATTACTTGATGCTACTAAAGCAGTTGAAATTCTAGTTGCTGTTGTAAGTGTTTGTGTACTAGTATCATCAAAAAGATTTAAAGAATACTGTTTAGCATAAGCAACTTTTTTTAATTGTATATAAGCTTCAGCTGGTCTAGCTGTTGATTCACTACCAGCTAACATACCTGTAGGTTTAAGTCTATTAGTTATATATGTATAATCATTAAGAGTTAATGTTTGAATATCTTGATCAGCAGTGTGCGTTAAATAGGTACCTAAAGCACCACTCGCAGGAGTTACAGTTAAAGCATCTCCTGCACTATGTCTTTTAACACCACTAACATATATATCTGAACAACACCACATGTTAACATCACCAGTCCTGCTAACTTGACCTATATATTGTTCATTCTCATCTCTATAGTAATGAAACCATCTACCATTAGCTGTTGAATTTAAAGCGGTAGTAGTATTATCACTTAAAGAAGCTACTAATTCAGCTCCTGGTCTCTTCTGTAGACCTTCAGTTACATCAGGTAAAACATTTATAGCATCAACAACTTGACCTGGGACTTTCTTTTCATCAGGTTGTTGTGATATGCCTCCTGTATAACTATGTATTGTTTGTGTTACACTTGCCATTTAGCGTCTCAGTGAAAGATAAGGTCTAAAGGATCTATATCTAGTTCCATGTTCATGACCTAAGAAAGAATGATCACCCATATCACATTCATAGTCTAAACATATAGCCCTTGATTTAGCTTCATCTTGAGCTAAGAGTGTGGCTAATTGTGGATTAGATATAAGTTGAGTAGCAGCTCTTACTGCAGCTCTATAAGTAATATACCTTTGAAAACAATTAGGTAAATCATTAAACTTATATAAGGTTACAGCATCAATATAAATATCACCATCAAATTCATCAGTATGATTTGTAAGATCATAAAGTCTACCATTTCTCATTACAACATCTTTTGTCTTATCTATAAGACCATCATGCATATCGTAACGTAATGTATTAGCAGGAATCGTGATATATTTAGTACCAGTTTCAGGAGTAAGTTTAATATGATATTCTGTATTAAAATGCCAGCCTTCATTCTGGACATCCTTGTTGACTTCTGTTAAAATATTATATATAAATGAAATCTCTGGATTTGGGTTTCCAGTTAAATCTAAATCAGTAACTGGAGCCTGACCTATGCTACCCAGAATTGAGTTCACTGCGGATAGTTCGGTATCGGTGTCAATTGTCGAGGTAGCCATATAAAA